TCCCATTCCGCGAAGCGGTTTAAGGCGCTGGCGGCTGTCATGCCCCACGTGGCCCGTGCCGTGCTTCTGACTGGTACACCATCCCCCAACAGCTTACAGGACCTGTGGAGCCAGATTTATTTGCTTGATGGCGGCGCCCGGCTGGAAGACCGGTTTACAAAATTCCGCAGCCGGTACTTTGATCCGGCCCTGGTGGTCAACCATATTCCCTACAGTTACACGGCAAAGCCCGGCGCAGAAAAGGCCATCATGGATAAAATCGCGGATATCTGCGTCAGCATGAAGGCAGAGGACTACTTGGAACTGCCTGAAATTATCTATGATGATATCCCCGTGGAATTGACACAGACAGCCAGGAAGATCTACAAAGCCCTGGAACGGCAGATGGTTCTGGAGCTGTCAGACGGGGAAGATATTACAGCGACAAGCGCTGCGGCGCTTTCAAACAAGCTGCTGCAGCTGTCAAACGGGGCAGTCTACGATGCGGAAGGCAAGTGGCATGAAGTCCACAACTGTAAGATTGATGCTTTCATGGAGATTGTGGAGTCCTTAAAAAGGTCCGGGCAGTCAGCGCTGGTTTTCTACCAATTCCGCAGCGATCTTGACCGCCTGACGCACCAGATCGAGCAGAAAAAGGATTTTAAGTGGTCCGTGCTTAGTTCTCCAGCTGACGAAGAAAATTGGAATTCTGGGCGGCTGGATGTGTTATTCGCCCATCCTGCTTCTGCTGCCTATGGGTTAAATCTGCAGCAGGGAGGCCATCATGTGATCTGGTTCGGCCTGACATGGAACTATGAACAGTATGTACAGGCAAATGCCCGGCTGTATCGACAGGGGCAGGAGCATCCGGTGATGGTGCATCACTTAATTTGTACCGGCACCCGGGACGCTGATGTGATCCGGGCACTTGGGAAAAAAGACGACATGCAGCAGTACGTTCTGCAAAGTTTGAAGGAACGTATCAAGAAAGTAAAGGAGGAACTATGACATACGAGAAAGGAAAGATTTATGAGATCCGGGTAAAAATCAGCATGCTTGATGGTGGAATTTTTATCCTGAGTCCCATGTGGGGGCAGTCACCTGAATACGTCTGGACGGAATTCCGGCGGTATGTGTTTTTAGGGGAGAATGGACACGGCGTCCATTTCTTCCAGCAGCTTCGGCGGAATAAAGGCGGCTCCCGGCCGGTGATTGTCTTTACAAAGCCAGACATGCGCCAGCTGGAAGCAGAAAAATTGATTCGCAAAGGGGTAAAGGCAAAATGAAATTAACCGGGCTTAGTGATGCTGAATTGAAAGAAAGGCAGGAGGTGTAGTAATGGCGTGCGCTATGAAATGCGACAGATGCGGAAAGTATTATGAATTGCGCGGTAACGCTACAGGCGTCGTTACTTTCAAAGCGTACAACATAGTGAAAAACAGGTATCGCGAAGGGGCAAGATTTGACATCTGCCCCGACTGCGTGAAATTATTCAACGCCTGGATCACGGAAGGGAAAAAGGAGGAAAAAGATGACGAATAATTATGATAATTACGATGCCGCGCAGACGGTGTACACATTTATGTACAACTGTATGTTTAACAAGGGTTCGGCGGAATACGCATGGTTTAACGAACGTACCTCCGAAGGGATGGAACTTAGCGAAGATACAAACATTTTGAAGCTTATGGCGGATTATGTAACGTGGGGCGCAAGGAGGTTTTTTTGATGACTGAGAGAGAAAGAGTTCTGGAAGAGGCGAAACAGATCATTTGTGAAGACAGGAATAACCAGTACGGCGAGCCGGAAGATAACTTTTCCCGCATCGCTGAGCTGTGGACCGACTATATCGGTGTTGAACTGGACAGCTATGATGTCTGCATGTTGATGGTGCTTTTCAAGCTCGCCAGGCTGATGTCAGGGAAGTACAAGCGGGATTCCCTGGTGGATCTGATCGGTTATGCTGCGTGTGCTGCAGAAGGGAGGAAAGAAAATGAGAGCGATTGATGCAGATGTTTTACTTAAAACAATTAAAGATTTAGAGCAGACAAGCGGAGAACATGCCGACAGTTTTGTAAATGCTGCGGGCAATCGATCAATCGAATTTGACAGACTGAAGGACTATATTGACAGCGTGGAAACACTCGACTGTCCTAATTGTGGCGCAAAAATGACGGGAGGAAAGAATGAATAACAGTGAATTGATCGGGAATCTGCAGGAGGTGCTGGACGAGTTGTCCAGCCCTATCCTGACGTATAGCCCAGACCATATCGAAGCGGTGCGGATCGCCATTGACAGGATCCGGGCAGGGGGGAAAGAAACAGCGGAACTGAAAAATGAAATTGCGGAGTTAAAAAAGCGGGTACGGTCCAATGAATAGCAGAGACTACTTGAAACAGCTGCAGCTGCTGGATGTGAAAATTAGCCAGAAGCTTGAAGAGGCATATAACTTGAAATTGCTGGCAGAAAGCACCGGGTCCATTGCGCCGGATCCGGACAAGGTGCAGACGTCGGTGTCCGGGGACAAGATGGCGGGAATGGTGGCAAAATATGTAGATCTGGAGCAGCGGATTAATGAGATGGTGGATCATTATGCCTACATGCGTGACCGGATTATCGATCAAATCCACGAACTGACGGATCCGCGGTTTATCCGGCTGCTTTACCTGCACTACGTCCCAGACGTGCAGCATCATCGTGTAAAGCGCTTAGAAGAGATTGCTTGTATTATGACAAAGGCTGATGGAAGTCCGTACAACTATGAGTACATCCGGCGGATGCACGGCTGGGCGCTGCAGGCATTTCAAAAAATTTTAGATAATTCTTGAAATGTCATTTAAATGTCACATTCATCTGCTGTATAGTGTAGGAGTAGAAATTGACGCGGGCCGCAAGGTCTGGTACCTCATTTTGATTTACCTCCTTCGGCCGCGCCTCGATTTGTTTGCTAAACAGTTGCTTGAGGATATTCTCAAGCGTGTGTTTCATTTTCTTTCCTTTCTTGAAAACGCGCCGGTTGGAGGTGGCCGGCGCAAAAAGACAACTATGGCCGTCTGTGTCCAGTGCAAGGACACGGGCGGCTTTTTATATGACTGAGGGGGTGGGCCTACGGCAAAGCAAGCAAAGCAGGGCAAGTATAAGCGCTGGATCACTCCGGAAGGTCTGCTTCGAATAGAAGGGTGGGCAAGAGATGGACTGACAGACCAGCAGCTTGCGGATCAGATGGGCATCAGTACCACATCGCTGTACGTTTGGAAAAATAAATATCCCGCCTTTGCGAAAGCCCTGGAGCAGGGCAAGGATGTGGTAGACCGGAAAGTCGAGAATGCGTTACTGAAAAGGGCTTTGAACGGGAATGTAACTGCACAGATTTTTTGGCTAAAGAACCGCAAGCCGGAAGACTGGCGTGACCGGACCGAAAAGAATACCGCGATGGATGCCGAAGAACAGCGGGCAAGGATTGAGAAGCTAAAGGCCGATACAGCCGTAGCGAAGGCAAAGACCGAAGCGCCGGAAGAGGCTGCAGACGATGGATTCTTAGAAGCTCTAAAGGGATCCGCAGCGGAGGACTGGAACGATGCCGAAGAAGAATAGAGCTGTATTCCGCTTCAAACCATTCTCGAAAAAGCAGCGCATGATTCTAAATTGGTGGACAGAAACGTCCCCCGTGCAGGATATGGACGGGATCATAGCAGACGGGGCTATCCGGTCCGGAAAGACGGTCTGCATGTCGCTGTCCTTTATCCTATGGGCGATGGAGAATTTCCACAGTGAGAACTTCGGCATGTGTGGCAAGACCATCGGGTCCTTCCGCAGAAATGTGCTGTTTTGGCTGAAATTGATGCTAAAAAGCCGCGGGTATGCCGTGACAGACCATCGGGCGGATAACCTTGTGGTTGTACAGAGAAATGGCGTTGAAAATTACTTTTACATTTTCGGCGGCAAGGATGAACGGTCACAGGATCTGATCCAGGGAATCACGCTGGCAGGTGTGTTTTTTGACGAAGTGGCCTTGATGCCGGAATCCTTTGTCAATCAGGCAACCGGCCGATGTTCCGTAGATGGGTCAAAGTTCTGGTTTAATTGCAACCCCGCGGGGCCGTTTCACTGGTTCAAAAAGAACTGGATTGATGAACGAAACAGAAAGCGGCTTCTGTACCTGCATTTCACCATGGACGACAACCTAAGCCTGTCAGAGCGAGTAAAAGAGCGATACCGCGGCATGTATTCCGGTGTGTTCTACAAGCGCTATATTCTAGGGCTTTGGTGCATGGCGGAGGGCGTGATCTACGACATGTTTGACGCAGCAAAACACGTGATTTCATCGGTTTCCGGCGCGGCGGCGCCATACCGATACGTCAGCTGCGACTATGGTACACAAAATGCCACCGTATTCCTTCTGTGGGAAAAGCACGGGGCGGACTGGATCTGCTGCCGGGAGTACTACTATTCCGGCCGGGAGAAAGGCAGGCAGCGGACTGATACCGAGTATGCCGATGATCTGCAGGCATGGCTTGATGGGATCCGGCCGAAAGCTGTAGTTGTGGATCCTTCGGCGGCCAGTTTTATCGCAGAGCTTAAAAAGCGCGGATACAAGGTCC